CAGGGGTTCGGGGATGGAAGATCCCCGTATTATTTCTGCACTATTTATTTTTCTGAAAATGGCATATTATAATGTGCTGATCAACACCCTATTATACGTGTATTACTTTCTTAATAATTTTGTATCATCAAACCACTTAGTGCGTCCTTTGGATTCATTAAAGCAGATTTTAGGCTGTATGATGACACTTTTACCGATAGACTGCACTCTCTTATGTTCATCTGTTTTCACTGCAAATTCAACTTCTTGCCTTTTCATACTTATTCCTCTTCTATTATCTTTCATGCAAAGATACTTTTAATAACCTACTGCTATGTAATACAGAAACATCCCTACAAAGAATCCTACTGCACATAGTCCAAGTTTAAAGGATGGGAACCTCTCTGATTGTTGTGTATGTCTCTTCTGTTTTCTCTTGTGATCCACTGGAATCAATTCAATCCGTCTCTCCGGCTCAATATTAATTAAGTCAAGCTGACATGTATCATAAAAATTCATCACTGCTACCCTTCCTCTCTTACAAAAATCTGCATTTTAAGCATTTCAGAAAACCATGATTTTGCATCAGTAAAATTTTCTTTGTCACCATATTTTTCAAACCATTTCAGCCACTCTTCTCTTGTCAGAGTAATAGGGCGTTCCTCTTCAAAATATGTATATCCGATATCCATATCTATTCTTCTTTCTCCCCGTCATGCCGATAGGACAGCTTTTGAATTATCTGATTCGTAACACGTTGTAACTCGTTGTTCTTTCAAAAGGCTTCAAATCGTCTCCTAAGATATCCTTTAACTTATCCTTATCCAGTGTAGTTCTGCTCTGTGCTTTATAGGTGATTTTTGCACTGTCAGTGATTTCCGAATCCAGATTATGCTCCGTCATATACAAGATAACTTCATACTCAACTGCTTTTACTTCATTTTCAAGTTCTTCTTTCATAGCTTTCAGGCTTCTCAATTCCTGCACTTTCTGTTCTAATTCTGTTTTTGTGATACACATAATTGCTTCTCCTCTTCTTATGATTTATTTGTTGTTACAACCCTTTAAGCATCTTCCTGACTATTTCCGCATCATTCCGACCGATCACAGGTATATGGCTTAAAGCTTATGAGTGCTTTCGGCTGTCTCGGTTGTTTTGTAGGTCTGTTTTGTTTGACCTTGTGATTGTATTGTACACTTATTTCAGGTGTATGTAAATTGACATTATACACAAAGTATGCACCTGTTTTTTGTGTATATTATACACTTTTAATAGGTGTATGTTCTGTGATATACTTTTTTATAAACACTTGCTATGAGTGTATTACATATGATATACTTTATTTAAAAGGGAGGGTTCATCATGTTGAAATATAAAATTGATATATTGGAATCTTTAAAAGAAAAAGGATATACTTCATATAAAATAAGAAAAGAAAAACTGATTGGAGAATCACAGTTACAAAAAATAAGAACTGGTGAAATAGCAAGTAAAGAAACGTTGAATACTATATGCAAATTGTTAAATTGTCAGCCAGGAGATATATTGGAATATATAGAAGAAACTGAATAAATTTTCATGCACTTGTTTCGTGTGTATAATATGCACTAAAATCAAGTGCTTTTTTGTGCATAAAATCAATATTAATACACCTGTTTTAAGTGTATAATAATCTCATCAAATAAATCACACACAGAAAAGGAGAGATTATTATATGAGTAAATCAGTGTATGAAATGGTAACAGACAGAATTATTGAGCAGTTAAAAAATGGTGTAATTCCTTGGAAAAAGCCTTGGCACGGTGTAACAAGCGGAGCATACAACAGAATCACAAGAAAACCTTATTCCTTATTAAATCAGATGTTATTAAAACATACGGGTGAATATGCCACCTTTAAACAGTGGACAGAATTGGGCGGTCACATCCGTAAAGGAGAGAAATCAGAAATACTTGTATTCTGGAAGATATTACCTGTTGAAGAAAAGAAAGAAGATGGAACAACAGAAATAAAACAGATTGCAATGTTAAGATATTATAATGTCTTTCATATTTCACAGGTAGACGGTATTGAGCCGTTATCTTATGAGGCAAAAGAACTGTCACCACTAGATGAAGCTGAAAAGGTAATCAGTGATTATCTTACAAGGGAGAATATCGTATTAGAGAATACGGCATCTAATGAAGCGTATTACTCACCTTCTCTCGATCTGGTGCATTTACCGCTAATGGAACAGTTTAAGAACGAAGCAGAGTATTATAGCACAGCATTTCACGAACTAACACACAGCACCGGACATAAAAGCCGATTAGACCGACTTAGTTCCTCAACAACTGCTCGTTTTGGTAGTGAAGATTATAGCAAGGAAGAACTTGTTGCAGAAATCGGAAGTGCAAACCTTATGAATATTCTCGGTATTCAAACAACTGGAAGTTTCAGAAATTCAACAGCTTATATACAAAACTGGTTATCTGCATTGAGATCTGACGTGAAATTCATTGTTTCTGCATCTTGCAAGGCAGAAAAGGCAGTCAAGTACATTTTAAATAAAGCATAGAACTTTTTTGGGTGTCACTTATATAGTTACACCCTGCTGTTGTAAATAAAGAATTGATTAAGGGAGATATACGGATATGAAAAAGAAACTATTTGCTACTGCATTACTGCTATTAACCACTTGTACATCATTCACAGGATGTCATTATCATACAAGAGATAATACAACTATGATACAGACAAAGAACAGAGAAAGCACAGCTAATAACTACATAGATATGAATCGTGTTACAGAATACAGGGGAACAGATACAGGATTGCAATTATATTTCGAGGATGGAACTGGTTACTATTTAGAAGTCCCACAACGTCAAGAGGGAATAACAAAAGTGTATTATATTTACACACCGGAAGATTTTGAGCATTTATCTCATGCGCTTGAGAATCGGAATGAAAAGATTATTATTGAGGTTTCTAATGGTACTGTTTTAGACTCTGAAGGAAATGGGATTGATATTCTTGGCAATTACAGACATTATGATATGGAAAAATTTTCTGTTGGTGATAAAGTCCAGTCTGTATTTGTGTACAATCCAAAGACAAATTTTATTGATGGTATCCTGTATAGAACAGATACCTTGATAGAATAAATCCAAAGTAAAAAAATAGGCTGAGAGTTCTCGAAGCTCTCAACCTGTTATAAATTTTCTATATGTAGAGGGATTTTTCTATTTTGTAGTATGATTGTTTTTTCTGTTGTGGGTGGAAATCCGTGGAGTTTAAATTGTTGCTTATGTGGGTATGTCATTTTACAGTAGGAGTCCACTGGCAACAGTACCCCCCGGTATTAAACATTTTTGAACAAGGTCGGTTTTCTGGATATGGGGGTATGGGTTCCATCCACACGCCACGAGTAAAATTTAAGCTGTCGAAATCATGGCAGCATAATTTAAAAATAGCTCTTACAGTTATTACACTTCCACTGCTTGCCAACCTTTTTACTTCCAATTCCAAACATCAATGTACTGGCAAAACGGCTCGTACCAGACACTTTAGTAAGATTGGTTGAATTACAGTATGGACAGTGTGGTTGATTGAGTTGAGGTTTGGAAGCAGGTCTTTGGGATGGTGCATGAAGTTTTGCAATCCACTCATCATACATCTCTTGCTGGAATTGGTTTCCGCCGTATTTATTTGCAATTTCAGCCATGTATTCGCGTTCTGTTTCAAGTGTAAAATTTTTATAAAATCCTTTACAAGGTATGTCCGTTTGAACAAGCGTTGTGCCACATTCAGTGCATTTAAGATGCATCGGTACTCCATCTTGTGGATAAGCACTACAATTTGTACAGCCACATTTAGGACATATTTTTACATGTTCAAAATCATTTAAACCATTATCATCCATAAATTTTTTTAAAGGAAATCCGCATTTAACACAAGTTTCTGAATATTGACTAATTTCTGCTCCGCACTCCGGACAAACTACTAACATAAAATTATCTCCTCTCGAATATTACTAATTTAATGATATACCATTATATATAGGAAGTAAATAGAAATTACTTCGTTATATATTTGTCGCTCGAAAATATAGGAAAACTTTTTGGTAATCTTGATGAGATGTCTAATACTAGGTTTAAGAATGTATTCTCTTTTGATGATATGCAGAATTATTCATGCTATAGAACAAAGGCAAAAGAGAGAACTAATCTTCTTTACTCCTTTGCCCTGTTCATTATCTTTCGGTTTTCCTGCCACTAATTTTTCTTTACCATATACTGTTCTTTTAATTTCAATATTTTATTCCAATTTTTCTTTACCAAAACTGTAATTATTATGATTACCAAGATACCCGTAATCATAATGATAACCACTTTACTAACAACATATATTGTTATGCTATCTGTCTGTCCATCATGTGCTTCTGCTGTAAGAACTACTTTTCCAGTTCCAACTATGAACATTTCGCCATCATCAAAAGTTACAATTTTGTCATTGCTACTCTTCCATTCTGCATTTTCAAAAGTCGCATCACTCGGAGAAATAACTGTATCCAATTGTAATTCCGTCTTTTTATCGATCACTTTAAAAGAAGATAAATTCAAAAAATATTCCATAGAACTATCATCTATCTTAATATCTTCTGTTGGAACATGAAATGTTTCAATTGGAATTTCATATTTAACATCATTTTTTGTTTTAATTATTATGGTTGTTTTCCCATCTGATATAGCTTCTATTTTATTGTTTGTTATCTTGGCAACACTTTCATCACTACTAAATAAAGTATAACTTTTATCATTAGCTTCTTCTGGTAAAACAGTTACGTTTAAATTAAACAATTTTGTACATTCCAATTTTATATGATTAACATCAACTTCTATTTTTTCTGGAAGAATTTCAAAAACTTCTACTTCAACTTCTGACGTGACACCATTTATTGCTTGACATATAATTTTTGTTTTTCCCACTTTGTGTCCTGTTACTGTTCCATCCTCTGCTACTGTTGCAATTTCTTTATTGTCCGATTTCCACATAATTGTTTTATCAGTTGCATTATTAGGCCACTTATAAATGATTTTCTACGCAAAATGGCAAAATTTCGGCATCAGGAAAATCAAGATGTAAGCGCCGGAACAAGGATA